AATACGTTTTTTTTCATTCTTGTGTTTTTAAAGTGGTGCTACGACACTAATATATAACAATATAGTAATAAATATTCTTTTATCCAACTAAATTTAAAAGTTTTTATAAATAAAAGGATCTCTTTTTTTAAGTTCTGCTAATTTCTTTTGAAATTCTTCTTCTAACTTCTTTTCTTTTGCTATTTCTTCTTTAGTTTTTTTCTTTTCCATTATATTTTTTTATAATATTTAGTTTTTTTAATCATATTCCAAAGGTAGTACCAATTATCTATCTTCGTTCTAACATTAAAGTCATAGTTACCTTTTACTTTGTAATCTAAATATTTATCTTCTGCTCTAATATTATCAAAAGCTTGTATAACAACTTGTTTCTGAGAATGTGTATTGGTAATATTTACATCTGGTATGGTACATCCTTGAAATCTTTTATCTAATGAAACTAACCAAGGTAGAAAGCTTTCTTTTCTTAATGAAGCTAAGTCTATAAAAATTAATTTCATACCCTCCCACTTAGGGTTATTATAAATATTATCTACCCAAAATTTAAATACCGGTTCATTAGTATAATGTAGTCTGCTATTTAATTTAGTTTGAAAATGAAAATTAGTAGGATTCTTATCTACATTATATTCAGGTTTTTTAAATTCTTTTTTTAGGTAGTACTGTACTCTTTTTAATGAGTTATCTAAATTATCTCCTGAAAAAGCTCCGATTAATTCTAAATGATCTCTAAAAGATTGTATAAATTCACTTTTAATCCTACTCCATTCATCCCTTATAGGAAAAATTAAAGTAAGATCTTTATTATTATACTCTTTTTTATCAAAGTGAAGATGTCCATCTACATTATCATCTACTTCCCAATTAAATATATCAGGATTATCTCTACCTATTCTTTTTATTGATTGGCTACCATTTTTTGGTATACCTATTATTCTTACGTTTTCAGTTCCTGTCAGTCTCATTTATATAAGGGTTAATTATTTTTATCATTGATTTATTGAAAGTTGATTTAAGTATTCTAAATTTTTTTTCAAAATCTATATTAAAATCAGTTGAATTATCGTATATATCTTGTAATTTGTTACGTTTAAATAGATCAAGTATATAATCAACGTGAACATTCCTGATTATTTGTGAGTATCCTTCGATACGGCAATTAGCTAATTTTTGATCTACAATATATGTAGCACAAGTTGCATGGCCTATAACTCTATCATTAATTTTATATTCAGAAATATTATCATACAAGTCAGAAAATTTATCTATAGAAAAATTACTACCAACTACAAATAAATCATCCATATAAAAACATTCTATTGCTTCTCCATCTTTATTCGTTTTTCTATATGGTAATGTTCCTGTAGGGGTATAAACCACGTTTTTGTTAAGAATGAATTTATCACCTTTTTCATAATTGTTGGACCTTACTAAAAGATCTCTAATATTACTTAGTAAATCTAAACCTAGAAAAATATCAGGACGTGTAGCTATTACGCAATCATATTTAATACTGTGTTTTTTAGCATATTTATTTTTAAGAATATTTGCAGATTTACATAAATAAGCATAGCATTCAAGTTGTTCGGTATATAGAGATTCTTTTTGATCATGAAACTTATATTCTGTTATAAATGAATAAGAATTCATATCATATTCAACATTATCGTATTTATCATCCCAAGTAGCTAAGAAAAAATTAAATTCTACATCTGAGTATATACTATTATATAGTTCGAATATCTTAGAACATGCATTCCAGTCTCTTACTTGTCCTGCTAGTAATATTGCTATTTTCATTTTTTAGTTAGTATAAGTTTATCTATTACTAAGTGATCTATATCAGAATCTAAAAATCTTTCTACAGCTTGTTCTGGAGTTCTAGTTATTGTTTGATCTTTTAAATTATAAGAAGTATTTAATACTACTTCTGCACCGGATATTTTACCTAACTCTTTTAATAAATTATAGTAAAGTTTATTTTGATATTTATCAACTGTTTGTACTCTACATGAACCGTCAATATGTGTTGCTGCTTGAAATTTATTAGTCTTAGCTTGAAGTACTATATTCATATAAGGTACACTTTGATTAAGATCAAACCAAGTAGAAGCTTGATCAACTGTCACAGAAGGAGCAAAAGGTCTAAACCCTTCCCTCTTTTTTATAACCCTGTTTAGTTTATCTCTCATACTTGCTTCTCTAGGAGAAGCTAATATAGAACGGTTACCTAAAGCTCTTGCTCCAAATTCCATTCTACCTTGAAACCAAGCTACAATTTTTTGATTATTAATTATTTCTGCTGTTTTAACTACAAGATTATCGTAATCAAAATATTCAGCAGTAACTTTATCTTTATAGTTAATTAAAATCTTTTTTATTTCATTATATGAATATCCATTTCCTAAGTAAGGAGTGCTATTATCTACAGCATAACCTGAGTATGGATCATTTACTAAACATGCTCCAATAGCAGAACCAGCATCGGAAGGAGCAAAAGGTATAAATACAGATTTAAAATGTTTATACGCTAATACATTCGCTACTCCATTATAAGCGCAACCTCCACTTAAACAAATATTAGGACTATCAGTAAGTTCTTTAGCTTTATAAACTAACTTTTCAAACTCTCTTTCATATATCTTCTGTAAAGCTGCAGCTAAATCTTTATGATCTTGAGTTATAGGTTCTTCTTTTAATCTAGGAGGTATACCTAAAAGCATACAAAATTCTAAATCAAACATTACCTGTTCTGAGTATTCCCAAGTAAAGTATTTTTGATCTATTTTTAAATAGTGTTTCTTATCGAATATCTTTGATAATTTATTAAAGTATTTAGTCGGATTTCCAAAAGGTGCTAACCCCATAACTTTATACTCTCCTTCGTTAGGTTTAAATCCTAAATATGCAGTTATAGTAGAATATAACATTCCTAAAGAATTAGGAAAATCTATACTATACATTTTAGTAATATCAGCTCCTATTCCTTTTGATATGGTTATAGTTTCCCACTCTCCTACTCCATCAACTGTAAGTATAGCAGCTTTTTTATATGGACTTAAAAAATAACTAAAGGCAGCATGAGATAAATGATGATCAGTATACTTAATTATACCTTTATATTGGAAGTGACGCTTAAGTAAATTTTTAGGAGAATTAACATAATAGTTATAAAGAAAAATAAATCTATTTTTAAGAGTTTTAAAAAAGTGCTTATTAAACGTTTTGAGAACCCTATTTTTTTTAACCTTAGGTTTTTCATACCAACATACTTCATCTATATTATTAATATCTTCTATTCCAGCTTCCGATAATACATAGGCTATAGCATTAACAGGAAAAGAAGAATCGTGTTTAATTTCTGTAAATCTTTCTTCTTCAGCTGCTGCTAAAACTTTACCATGTTGAACTATACAAGCTGCTGAATCATGGTAAAAAGCTGATATACCTAATTGTATCATTATCTTGGGTTTTTAACTAATCTAAAAGTACAAGCTGGTCTTCCATTTATTATAGGCATACCAAACTCATCATACTCTATAGTTTTTACTTTACTTCTTTTATTTTTAAAACGACCTACTAATATAGTATCGCCTACTTTTACATCTAATTTTATCATAATAACTTAGTATAAGTATCTAAATCTTTTTCTTTTTCTTTAATTTCAATATCTACTGTGGATATATTAGTATGGTATGACTTCTTACCCCAAAGGCTTTTGTTTTCTAAATCAACATAAAATAAATAAGTAAATTTAGATTCCTCTTCTATAAAAGGTTTTTGTTTTTCTTGGAATAAAGCACTTGGCATTTTCATAAACCAACTTTTTTTATTTTTAGGTACTTGAATATAAAGAGGTATTAATTTAAAGTTAGCAAGATGGGCTGAAAATAAAGTATGAGCTGAACCTATAAAGAACTGTTCTGGTCTATCTAATAAAGGTATTCCTAGTTGTCCATATTTCATAAAAGACCAATACTGTTCAGGTTTATATTGATCTCTCCACGCTATAGAGTTAAACATATCATCCATTCTCCATTCATAATCTATAGGGTATAAATCTCTTACTATAGTTGGGTATTTTTTGTCGACCTCTCTTATTTTATTAGTTAATTC